GTCGTAAACGGCTCCTTCTGGCGCTTGCGGTATGCAATAGAGATTTTCTAAAACCTCACGATGTGAGAGGGTGGCTTCCCAGGCGTCATAGTTTGGCAGGTTTTTCTTGTTTGCTTTACTCGGGCAAGCGAAGCCGACACCACCACGATCATCAGCGAACTTGGTCCACCAGGGAGAATACGTAGGCTTGCCGAGGAGGGCGATGCGCCCAGGGTTACCGGAGCGGACACGACCAGCCATAGCGGTGCCGACTTCATCACTGACTAACTGTGCCTCATCAAGGATTGCAAAGCCGAGGTCCGGACCTTCTAGCGAGTTAGCCGCTAACGCTTTGCCGGCGGGACGCTTCCACGATAACGCCCAGACGATGGTTTGCTTTCCGTGTCTTTCCGGGCTTATCCAATGCGGCGACGGTTGCCCCTTGTACGCGTTGCGATAGGTCCACCCTAGCGGCTCTAGTAGCTCGGCAAGTTCTCGCGCTATTGTACGAGCACCGCGCCCCATTGAATCGGTGACGTAACAGCCATTGATGCCGGGGTCATCATGGTGCGAAGCGTGGCACAGCATCGCCACGAGTCGAGTTTTACCAACACCCCAACCGCCAACCATTGACACGATAGGGTATTTTTTAGACCACCAGAGCGCGAGAAACTTCGATTGTGCCGCGTTTGGGTTCCATTGGCTAAAGAGGTCCACGTTAATCAACCTCGTCGCGTACAGACGCCATTAGGTCCACGTTAACCGCTTCGGCTAGTTCGGCGCGTATCTTCTCAGATAGAAACTCGGCGACCTTTGGCGCGGCGTCCGCGTCTGCCCCGCGTGCGTCGATGTTTATCATTGGGGTACCACCGTTGAGGTTGTTGTCGGCAAGTCGCCACCAGTCAACAATCGCCTTGGCTCTTACCGCGTGCGGTACTTCCGCGTCGGTTGCGAGTTTTAACATATGAGTGAGCGCCATGATTCTCGGTTTAGCGTGCGCCTTTCTTACGTCTAGGTCACGGATAAACCGCGCCACGTCCTCATCACTGGCTCCGCTATAATCTTGAGCCCAGGCGAGACCACCGACGCCGACCGCCTGCAAAAACTTTCCCCGCGTCTCTACGTTGTTAAGGTCATCGGCTGAGTGCGCCTCGTAACGCTGCGAAGTGTTGAGCGTCGTCTCGTCTTGATACTCGGGTATCTTGGTTTTCATTTCGCGAGCACTTGCACCGGTGGTGCGCTCGGCATGGTACAGCGCGAACGCTTGAGAACGTCGCCAGCGTGAAAGGGTGCCGCGATTGATGCCGGTTTGCTCTTCTATCGTTGGCATACTGTAGCCTTCTGACAAAAGCTCGAAGCATTGCATTTTCTGCTCTTTGGTGGCGTGTGGTTTCTGTTTTTTCTTCACTTTCTAAAGCCTGTTGCGTGCCGTTGCGTTTCGTTGCATTATGGGCACAATTGCAGAAACTTAGCAACAGAGGCAGCATGAAGGCCAAAACCGTAAAGATTTCAGAGTTAACACCCGACGACATCAACGCCAACAAAGGCACACCGCGCGGGTCGGCTATGCTTGAGAAATCACTGCGCGAATATGGCGCGGGGCGCTCGGTGCTCGTTGATAAGGCTGGCAGGATTATCGCAGGCAACAAAACAATCGAGGCGGCTGGCTCTATCGGGCTAGAGGATGCCGTGATGGTTGAGACTGACGGCTCAAGGGTCGTAATCGTCAAGCGTACCGACTTAGATCTCGATAGCCCGCAGGGGCGAGGGTTAGCGATTGCCGATAATCGCGTGGCTGAGGTTGGTCTTGAGTGGGATATGGAAGCACTTGAAAAGATCGGTGAAGAGTTGGACCTTGGTGAGTTTTGGTTCGATGACGAATTGCCCGAAATTGATTTCGGTAGCATTGACGGCGACGAAGACGACGAGCCAACGGGCGACGCTGACGCAGTGCCAGAGGTCGAAGACGTACCGACAAGCAATCGCGGCGACTTGTGGACACTTGGCGAGCATCGCGTTTTGTGCGGCGATTCTACCAATGCCGAAGACGTGGCGCGGTTGATGAATGGCGAAAAGGCGGATTTGGTTTTTACCGATCCCCCGTATGATTTGGCGGGGAAATCTCGCCGGTTTGGGATCTCCGAGCTTAGGGGCGAAAGCTATGGCAAGCTATACGCGGCGGACTGGGATCGCGGCTTCGATATTGAGGAAATCGAAAGGTCGTTGGATTTTGTCGCCGGCGATAATTCTTCGATATATGTTTGTACCTCTCACTTTTACCTTGGCGAGCTTATTAATATTTTTGACCGGCTTTTTAAATATTCAAATGTTTGTGTTTGGTCGAAGTCTAACCCGATGCCGTCGCTTGCCAAAAGGCATTGGACTTGGTCGCACGAGTTCGTCATGTACGGAACAAGGGGATCGCATGTGTTTAATTTCCCAATCGAGGGGAACGCGCCGAGTGTTTGGAATCTTTCAAAGAATCCGAAAAATGATTTGCACCCGACACAGAAACCGATCCATGTTCCGGCGCACGCAATAAGCCACAGCAGCAAGCCGGGGCAGACTGTCGCCGATTTGTTTCTAGGTAGCGGCTCGACGCTAATTGCAGCCGAGGAAACGGGGCGCAGATGCTACGGCATGGAGCTTTCACCTCAATACGTAGACGTTATCGTTAAACGCTGGCAAGATTACACGGGCAAAGAAGCCACACACGAAGACGGGCGCACGTTTGCCCAGGTAGCCGAAGAAAGGGCGAGCAATGAAGCGCAAGAAACCGAAGAATAAGCCAATCGACACATGGCGAGACGTTAAGCTGAGACTACCAGCGAGTTTCGTGAAAGGTCTTTCAGCGGTACGGGACAAGGACGGCAACGCGTATACGCTGCCAGTTGCACGGGGTAACGCGATTATGAACCGTCTAGCGTACTCGCTCGAAGTAGCCGAGGGACTCGCCGCGAAAATGAAGACGCGAGAAGAACAGTTAGCACGGGCGATGTACCTGCTAGAGCAATTTGAGAACAGATTAAAAGAAAACGGAGTTGATTACAGTGACCTACTCAAGCAAGAAGAAATTCACGACGCCAGCGGAGATGAACAGACAGAAGGTGGTGATAAACCTGAGCCAGGCGACGATAGCGAAGATTGATGCGCTGGTCGGCGACGCTGAGGGCAAGCTGCCGGAGTTGCGAGGCGCTAAGATTGAGCAGATTATCGGCGACGATGCACAGGCGCACGTCCAGCGGCTGCAAATTCAGCTAGCATCAACCAAGGCGGCGCACGCAGAAACGGCGGCAAAGCTTGACGCGGTAGCCGGGCAAGATGAAATCGTTCAAGGTGCAGTCAAGGAACTACAAGAGAAGCTTGAGCAAGCGCGAGTTCTCGCAGAGTCTCGAAATAAAATCATCAAGTCTCTATTGTCGATTGTTAACGAGGTTGGTTTCTAGTATTATCACCGCACCAGTTCTCCCCTTTTTACTGGTTCCATCCCAAAGCCCGCAGGTTTCACCGCCTGCGGGTTTTGTTTTTCTAGCGTTGACGACATTCTCGCTGGCATGTAGTACAATCTAGGCGGGCGTGCGCGATTTTCTTACATTGTGCGCGGATTGCATACCGGATAAAATAGGGGCAATATGTCAACACTCTATACCATATCAAAAGACCGGGCCGCCGAATTCCTAGACTTGCCGGAAGAGTTGCCAAGCGTGCCAGCAGGCTATACAGGCACAAGAATCACCGGCGGTAAACTCGGCTTTGAGTACGAGCACAACATTGAGTTTAGAGCACCACGACGCCGGGCGCTAATGATTGGGCGCATGTTGCGAACGTCTGCGATTCTAAGCCTTGCAGAGGAGTACTTGTGCGGGCTCGTGACGAAATGCAAACTCAGCGTAAAGCGCAACGAGAACACCGACCCGGAAGCAGCCGAAGCAATGGAGCGATGGCTTGGACTTGGCAAGTACGAAGACGCCGGCGGGCGCATGGGCGACATTACGACCGACGACCTACTCCGGCACCTAATGAGCGCGCGAACCTTTGGAC